ACAACAAGGCGAAAACTTTGTAGAGAGTTTTAAAGTCATTGAAGGAGCTGGAAAGCTTGAACATGACGATATTGTTTACATGGCAGAAAGCGAAGTTAGAGGCCGTGTTTATTTTGATTGTGACATTGACGAAGAATTAAGTAAGCTAACGATTAAACTTTAAGGATATGAAACACACTAAGGGGCCGTGGAGAGTATCAGATAATCAGGTTCAGTCAGTGCAAGGCGCAACGATAGTAATGGCGTGGGGCAAAACAGCCACGGAAGCCGACAAAAAACTAATAGCAAGCGCACCTGAATTACTTCAAGCCCTGATTGATGCAAGGGTAACGATAAAAGCGTTTTTACCTGAGGCTTGGAGAACTTTAGAAGTTATTGAATCAGCTATTAAAAAACCCACCCTATGAACTTACCTAAGATAGAAAAAGGAATACCTTTAAAAGCAACAGGAACAAAGGCACAGCAAAAGATTGACCATTTGAAGGCTATGGAGGTGGGTGATTCTTTTGAATTACTTAAGACTGAAAAGAGGTTTTGGGATCGTTTTATTTACGATGACACTTCTGACATGGACTTTACAGCAAGGAAGCAAGGAGATGACAAAATTAGAATTTGGAGAACCAAATAATTAAAACTATGACAGCAAACGAAAAATTATTGATTTACGAATTAAAAACATTGATTCCAAAAATAGAGCGTGACGAAGTTACCTATACTGATTTGGAGTGCGCAAGACGCTTAATATTTTCTATTGAGAATCCCCCTAAAGGTACTAACGCCTATGATGAACTTAAAGCAACCATAAACGAAATACAGCGATGAGTAAAGAAAGAGTAGTTTACATAGGATCTCCAATAGGAGAAATTATACCAGAAAATCCAATGCCTGTGAAGGGGGAAATTTATACAGTTGTAGGACATAGGAAATATCTTGGTCATGATTATCTGTACTTAGATGAGATCACAGAAAAAGGCGTTTTTTTTATTGCTTGCGCATTCCGCCCCGTTGACGATTCCTTTGGCGAATACATTGAATCCACTCTAATGAAAGACATCGAACTCGAAACAGTTTTAAACGAAATTTCCCTATGAAACACGAGAAAAAAATGACCGCTTTAATCTATGCCGTTGCGCTAATTTTATTTATCTTTCTATGGTGTGTGACGGGGTGCGCTCCGGTGAAAGTGGTGAAGAAAAATAGTGAGCGCCCGAGATATATTCCTACACAACAAACACAAATGAAATGAGAGTTAAAATTTGGTATAATCAGAGAACGTATTTTTTTAAGTTTGATAACCTAAAAAACATAGGAGAGCTTTGGATTCATTTATTTAACTTCTTTGTAATACGGATAATGTATGAACGGACAAAATAAGGACACGTATTTAATCCGTGTTGACAATAAGAAACTGATTGATAAACCAAAACAAAATGGAAGAAAACAAACAAGTACAACTAACAGTAAAAAACCTATTCGGAAAGGATGAGGTTAGAAACAAATTCCAGGAACTACTTGGAAAGCGCGCGCCATCGTTCATTACCTCAGTGCTGCAAATCGTAGCGAGTAACGATCTTTTAGCAAAGGCCGATCCGCATTCCGTGTATCATTCTGCAGCTGTGGCAGCTACCTTAGACTTGCCATTGAATAATAACCTAGGATTCGCGTATATCGTACCCTACAATCAAAAGCAAAAGGATGGGTCATATAAACAGGTAGCCCAATTTCAAATGGGCTATAAGGGCTTTATTCAGCTTGCACAACGTACCGGACAATTTCAGACCATTTCAGCCTCACCAATCTATGAAGGCCAATTGGTAGAGCAAAACCCGCTAACCGGATTTATCTTTGATTTCAAACAAAGGAAGTCAGAAAAGATAATCGGTTACGCTTCTTATTTCCGGTTGCTGAATGGCTTTGAGAAAACGCTCTACATGACCGTTGAGGACTTACAGAAACATGGAACTAAGTTTTCACAGACCTTTAAAAAAGGCTTTGGCCTTTGGAAAGATGACTTTGATGGGATGGCAATTAAGACGGTTTTGAAGTTGTTGCTTTCAAAGTTTGCTCCACTTTCAATTGATATGCAAAGGGCTGTTATTACCGATCAGGCAATAATCAACAACCCAGATGCAAGCGACATTACATACGTTGACAATGAAGAAACAAACATCGACAAAGAAAGCGAACGCGTTACATTAATGATTCAGGATGCAAAGAATCTGCAAGAACTTGCCAACCTTGAAAAGCATTTGAAGGAGGAACACTTGGATATTTTCACAGCTAAGAAGGACGAACTAACAACCAAAATATGAACTTCGACAACTACAAATTCAGAGCGTCTTCAATCGGGGCGTTAATGACAGACAGCCGGACTAAAGAACCATTAGGAGAAACGGCAAAAGCTAAACTAATGGAAATCTATTTGAAGGAGGTTTACGGACGCGATAAGGAATTAATCAATAAGTACATTAACAAAGGATTGCAAGTTGAAGAGGATTCGATCACTCTTTATTCACGCAACAAAAAAACCTTCTTTAAAAAGAATGAAGAAAGATTAAGCAATGAATTTATTTGCGGTACTCCTGATTTATTCGAAGGCGAAACAATTCAAACGGCCACCGAGATCATTGACATAAAGTCAAGCTGGGATATTCACACATTCTTTGGAGTAATGACCAAAGCCATGAATAAGAGTTACATCTACCAGCTTCAAAGCTACATGGCATTGACGGGAGCAAAAAACGCTAAGTTAGTTTACTGTCTGGTATCAACTCCAATGCCTTTGATATTGGACGAGATCAAAAAGCTGCAATGGAAAATGGGAGTAAGCGACCCAGATGCAAACGAGGTATTTAAACAAGCTGCAAGCTATCTGGAAAGCTCTATGCAATACGATGACATTCCAATGGAGGAACGCTTTATTGAATTCACTTTGGAGCGTAACGAAAACATGATTGATTCAATTTACGAACGTGTAAAAGAATGTAGAAAGTTTTTAAATAACCTAACTAAGCAATGAAAACAGAAAGCTCTATGAGTCAATACGTAAAATTAGCATCACTTGATAATATTAAACAGGGTCTAATTGAACTTATGGCAGACTATCTTGATAGCGAATCTGTCAAATTAGATGAAGCAATTGGGCAAATGCAAGACCCTGTTAATCGCGAAGAAAGCGAACTCCATATACGTATGGCAAATGCAGCGTTTATTGAATACGCAAAAACAATGGTTAAAGAATTTGAACTTTAAAATCTAACCCAAAATGAAAACAATAGAGAGCCAAAACAAAAAAATAGCCCGTCACCTAAAGGAAGGCAAAAGTATTTCACCACTTCGCGCCCTTGAAATGTTTGGGTGTTTCAGATTAGCCAGCCGGATTTTTGATATTTCAAATCCTCCTTTTAACTTGAATATCAAATCAGAGATGGTTCACGAAGGGAGTTATAAGTTTGCCAGATACAAGTTAATCAAGAACCCTAAAAGCATAAAGGCATGAAACACGAATATGAAAGTTTAATTAAATGTCCATACTGTGATTACGAAGATAGTGATAGTTGGGAATTTGGAACTGATGATGGAACAACTTATTGCGGAAGTTGCAGTGAGGAGTTTAATGTATCTCCATCGGTTGATATAACTTACAGCACATTTCGTATTGATTGCGAAGAAAAGAAATTGGAACACGATTATAAATTTGAAAGTACATTCATTAAAAAACAAGACTATAACAATAAGGCTTGGGTAGATCGGGATGAGAGCAATTGGGAATATATCAAAATTATGCAGTGTTCATTGTGTGGCGATAAAGAGTACCCAAGAATAACAAAAGAAGAATTCTACCAACTTGAAAAGCCGATTAATTAAATAACTATGAAAACACTTTCTGAAATTAAATTAGAAGCCAGCAACCTATACCTACATGACGAAAAAGGATTATCAAAGCAATATTTTGATATTAAGGTAGCCTTTGAGGCTGGTGCTGAGGCTCAAAGGCAACTATGCTCTGAAGATATGCCTGAGGAATGGATAAAAAATATGGTTAAGGAAACACCACTCGCTAAACTCACTAACCCATGACACCAACACAAGAAGAGGAGCTAAAGAAAAGATTTGAAGAATTTTGGAATAGCGATAAGGATTATGAAAAAGACTTTGATGAGATTTTCAACTTCTTCCTATCCGAAATAAAGGAGAGGCAACAAATCCCTATTGCTGAAACATGTCCTTGTCATTATCTACCAGAAGCATGTACTCCTAATTGTTCGTGTGTTCATCCTTACATGAGTGGAGGTTGTGAAAATTGCGCTGGCTATGGTTCTATTGAGCAAAGGAAATCAAAGGCCAAACATTTAGCATCTCTCCAAGATCAACTCACAGAAAGAGACAAAACCATCGAGTACAAAGATCATCACTTAGAGTTATTAGGTAATGAAAATCGTTTTAGGTTGGTTAGAGAAACGAATTGAACTTAATGATTATCAGCGTCAGTACTTTCATTTCGCTTTCAGTGATATTCTAACAGAAATTAAACAGCTTGAGAAGGAGGTGGAGAGATTGAAAACAGCACTGGAAAAACGTGAGAACAAAGGAAATAAATTAGCATACCCATGACCAACCAACACAAAGTAAGACAGCGAATAGACAACCACGGATTTGTCCCGCAAAGAAGCTCAGATAGCACCTCCTTTTGGTTTAGCCCAAACATTGAGGATTGGATAAGCTCTAAGGCAAAGAACTACCGTAACGGCTACAGGGAGATAGGCAAACTCAAAATGAGAGCCAGGCGCGAAAGGTTGAAGGGGAAGGGATTATGAGAGTATTAATAGCATGTGAGGCAAGCCAAATAATCTGTAATGCATTCAGAGTGAAAGGTCATGAGGCGTATTCGTGTGACATAGAACCGTCATATGGTGGTCATCCTGAATGGCATATACAAGATGATGTATTGAAGCACTTAAACGATGGATGGGATTTAATGATAGCTCACCCGCCATGCACAGACCTATCTGTAAGCGGTGCGCGGTGGTTCAAAGAAAAGCGGATTAGTGGTGTTCAGCAAAAGTCTATTGAGTTCTTTTTAAAGTTCACAGTAACAACAATCCCAAAGGTATGTATTGAAAATCCGATAGGTATAATGTCAACGCTTTACAAAAAGCCTACTCAGGTAATTCAACCGTGGTATTTTGGACACCCTGAATTTAAGGCTACTTGTCTTTGGTTGCGTGGCCTTCCAAGATTGAACGGCACTAATATTTTAACTCCACCAAAACGAGGGGATGATGATTGGAACAAATGGAATCGGGTTCATAAGTTGCCGCCAAGTGCTGACCGGAAACTATTGCGTAGCTGGAGGTATCCATTAATTGCGGAGGCTATGTCAAACCAATGGGGCTAAAAAAATTTACCCTATCACCCCAAAATAATCTCGAAAAGTTGTGAGTAAAATCATTGACTTTTAAAAATGTTTCGTAATTTAGAGTCCTGATTAAAAGCGAAAGCAGATTCATCTAAACACAAATTTTATGAAATAATCAAAGAAATTTTTAGTAGCCCTTCTCTATTGAGGTCGCAGCCGATTGAGAAGGGTGAGAGGCGAAAAGGATTCTATAACCTTTAACCCCTTGCCCCCTGACTGCGACTCTGGGGGCTTTTTTATTTTATGACATACGAAGATCAATTACAGGATTTGCGATGGAAACATAGGCGCGCAGAAATACTTCATCGTGATGGCCATAGATGCCAAGCTAAAAATTGTGAGTATGGAAAAGAGTTAAACGTTCATCATACCGATTATATTAAAGGTCGGATGGCATGGGATTATCCAGATCAAATGCTTATAACTCTTTGCCGAAAATGTCATGCAAAAGAACACGGAATTGATCCAGAAAGTACTGGTGATAATTTGGTGGATGCAGGTATAGAACTTGGTAGAAATGTAGCCTGTCTTTATAAAGCTATTCACGCAATCAAAACAAAGGAGGAAAAAAATGGCTAAAAATCCGGTTCTCCCCTTATATTATAACGACCTGACAACTTCTACTCAGGATTGGACAGATGAAGAATTTGGCGCGTACGTTCGGCTTTTAATACACCAATGGAGGCAGGGAGGTCTACCAAAAGACTACCAAAGACTTACCAGAATATCTACCAGTTTAGCTACCAACTGGAAGATGCTGCAGTCAAAGTTTCCTGAAAGCGATGGACTTTTGAAAAATCCATACATGGAGGAGGTTAGGGCAAAAAAGGCCAAACACAGCGAAAAACAAAGGGATAACGTTAATAATCGTTACCAAAATACCTACCAAAATTCTACCAAACAACCTACCAAAATTCTACCTTTAGAAGAAGAAAAGGAAATAGAAAAGGAAATAGAAGAATTATTAAAAGGACTCGATGAAATTTATATTTCGAATCAGAGATCAAAATGGAAAGAAATAGATTTTGATTTTGAATTGGTTGCCTTTTGTGAAAAGGTAAGAGGATCGCCAAAAAAATATATCGGACATGAGGTAGAAGGAATTAGGTTAGCTTTTCAATCACAACTAAGAAACGCAAAGAAAAATGTCAATAGGTCAACAACTCAAGGAACAACTGCAGGTGCTGTCACCCGATTCTCTGGAACAGGATATTCTAAAAAGCTATGAGGAACTGCCAGAACTCACACCGGAAGAGGTGGAGGCGGCAATTTTAGACCATAGAAGTAAGAAGTTCACACGCCAAAAGATCGAAGAATACAACGCCAAGATCAAAACTGCAGTTAGTTTTGATAAGCCAAATGCCCGTGAATTGTATGAGGCATTACGCAAAACTAAAAGCATGACCGGACAGCCGTTTAAACTTACCGATTGGAATAAGAACGTAGTTTATGACTTATGCCTTTATTTTGCCAATGATCCCAAGTTTAATGACCGAGGCGAAGGTTATTCTCTTGAGAAGGGTATTTTCCTATGCGGTACGCCAGGGGCTGGAAAATCGCACCTAATGAGCGCATTCAGGCAAAGCCCTTTAACATCTTACAAAAACGTCACCTGTAAGTCAATTGCTGAAAAGTACCGCACGAACTGGAACTATGAAGGAGTTGAAACGCTTGCCTTTTATTCCTATCCACTAAAACCAGAAAGCGAAAATATCTACGGTCAGGATAATTTTGGGTATTGCTTTGGTGATTTGGGAACCGAGGATGAAAAGAATAATTTCGGAAACAAGGTAAACGTAATGGAGCATATAATCCTGCAGCGATACGAAAACAAACTTGACTTTAACCTCACTCACATCACCACAAATTTAAATGCGGATGAAATTGAGGCTCGTTATGGTATTCGTTTTAGAGATAGATTAAAAGAAATGTGCAACCAGATCGTTTTAGAAGGCCCAAGTTTCAGGTAGAGAAGGCCAATGAAGCGGTAAGCGTTGCGATACGTCAGGGAGATTTGAAAATATAAGTGCGTTTTTAGGCTGAATATTGTTATATATCGTATATTTGATATATGAAAAAACTAATAGACATTCCGAGCGATAAAGAGTTTATCAGGAAATTAAAGACACTGGCCGCATCTTCATACAGTGTAAAGGCCTATATGGAAACGGTCATAAAGGATCATGTTTTAAACACCAAAGTAAATGGCTCACGCTAACATTGAAGCCAGAAGAAAGCGGGTTTCTGAAATGATGTCTGAAGGCAAAAGCCATGGACTTATAAAGGTCATTTTGAGTAATGAATTTAATTGCTCGGCTGGCGCAATCCATGCGGATATAATTCATTTTATGAATATTGGAAGGTCAGGCCCTATTTACACATCAGCCTCAATGAGGGCTAAAATATTTGAAAGGGATGGTAAAAAATGCAGGTATTGTCAAACGGTAGATGCTTACGAATACATAATAGAACACGTAATTCCGGCTGCTTTTGGCGGTTTAGCGGTTGAATCAAACCTTGTCGTAGCCTGTCAAAGCTGCAATATTAAAAAAGGCCGATCCGTATGGACGCCCCTGCCAGAAAATATTTCTTGTTAGGTATTGTATATATCATATATA